GGACATAGTCCGATGCGATAAGTGTGGCAGTTGGAAGTTTATAACCGTGGTCTGCCACACTTGTGCACTAGTAAAGGAGAAATAGTGACTACGTTCAAAAAAGGCGTTAACTCGCCAGGCTATAAAGAAAACAATGATTACTACACACCAGAGTGGATATTTGACGCATTGGGCGAAACATACGATTTAGATGTATGCGCTCCAACGGGTGGTGTGCCCTGGCTACCAGCTAAGAATCATTACGACTTGGAGGCCGATGGCCTAGTACAGCCCTGGCATGGGTTTGTTTGGTGTAATCCTCCATACAGCAAGCCAACACCGTTTATTGATAAGTTCTTGGCGCATGGCTATGGCATTATGCTTGTACAAGTATCTAAATCCAATGCGTTTGTTAAGCTTTGGAATGAAGCCCACGGCATAGCCCTGTTGCCGCCTAAATTAAAGTTTGTGCATAAGACCGATGGCTTAAAAGGTATATTCATGAGCTGCGTGTTGGTGGGCATGAGCGATCGTGCGCTACAAGCTATGAAAAAGGCCGACTTCACTAGGCTCCGATGATTACAGGTTACGTAGAAACGTGGTTAGACCTAGATGAGATTATCCCATTCTTCGCCACGCCGTCTGACCTGCGGTTATGCTAAATGTTATTGACTGCGCTGGTACGCTCTAGATCGCATTCGCCCTCAAGGCGAAAAGGCGAGCCCCGTAGGGGAAGGCTCGCATGGTGCACGCTAGTTGGGTGCGCTGTATTTGTAGGCCAAATGTTAAGCCTTGAAAGAGCTGATTCCGCTCCTCATTACAAGACAAACCATTACAGACAATGGGCATTCATACAGTTAAATAATCTAGATGAGTTTTACTGTTTAGATACGTTGTACTTCCATGAATCTAGGTGGAACCCTAATGCTCGTAATGGTTCACATTATGGAATACCACAAGGCAGGTCTAAGTACTTGGCTACTGTAGACGGATTTAAACAAGTTGAATGGGGTATTAAATATAACTACAACAGATATGGCTCTATGTGTAACGCACTTAATCATTGGCAACTAAAGGGCTGGCACTAGTGGTTAACAAGAAGGCTAAGCATCAACGAGCTATGGGTAGTCAACAATGGAAGAAGCTAAGACTTATGGTGCTCGACAGAGATGGGAGGATCTGTTATGCGTGCGGAAGTGAGGCCAATGAGGTGGACCATATATGGCCACGCTCTAAGGGCGGTGATATGTTCGACCCACTGAATTGTGCGGCTATATGTCGTGCGTGCAACCTCGCTAAAGGCGATCGTTTTTTTAGCCCTACGCCGACCCCCCCTGTCTTTCAAGGCTCATCTCTCCCTAGTACGGTAAGTTCGGTCCCAGATTCACCTTTTATCCGACCAGAAGGGCTACGAAGTGACGAGTAATGATGCAGAAGTAATCCCAATCAAACGGGGGCTAGCGTTGGTTGGTAGTACGCAACCTCGCATTCATACGCCATTATTAAAGACCGCAAGCAAGGCGCAGGAGGTAGCGGATCTAGCTGAGAAAATAAACCTGCCGCTTATTCCCTGGCAGCGCTGGGTACTCGATGATTTGCTATCTGTAGACGCTAGCGGGACATTTTTGAAGAAGAGCGCCCTCGTTCTAGTAGCTCGTCAGAATGGCAAGACTCATCTAGCCCGCATGCTCATATTGAGCCATCTCTTCCTGTGGGGATCTAAAAACGTACTCGGTATGTCCTCTAATAGAAATATGGCCCTGGATACCTTCAGGCAAGTGGCTTATACGATAGAAGATAACGAGTTTCTATCCAAACAAGTACGTCAGATCAGATTGGCTAATGGCCAAGAGTCTATTGCGTTGTTAAATGGCGCTCGCTATGAGATCGCTGCAGCTACAAGAGATGCGCCCCGTGGAAAGACCGCTGACTTCCTTTATCTTGACGAACTTAGAGAATGGTCTGAGGAAGCATTTACCGCAGCATTGCCTGTTACCCGTGCAAGACCCAACGCCATGACTTTAATGACAAGTAATGCGGGCGACGGCTTTAGCAGCGTATTAAATGATCTAAAAGAACGCTGTATGTCATACCCGCCGTCTAATTTAGGCTATTACGAGTACAGCGCACCGCAGCATTGCAAAATACACGACCGCAAAGCCTGGACTATGGCCAATCCCGCCCTGGGCCATTTAATAACGGAGCAGACGCTAGAAGAATCAGTTAATACTAATAGCATTGAGGCCACCCGCACCGAGATGCTTTGCCAGTGGGTAGATAGTGCCGTCAGTCCCTGGGTGTATGGATCAATTGAGGCTTGTAGTGATAGCAACTTAGAACTACCTGTAGGCCCTGCAACAATAATGGCATTTGATATTGCACCGACTAGAAGATCGGGCGCTTTAGTAATGGGCCAGATGAAAGAGGGCAAGATTGCAGTAGGTCTAGCACAATTATGGACCAGCGAAGTAGCTGTGGATGAGACAAGGATGGCCAGTGATATAAATGAGTGGGCCCGCAAGTACCATCCGACAATAATCTGCTACGACAAGTACGCCACGCAAACTTTGGCAAGTAAATTAGAGCAAAGCGGGTGGAAGATGCAAGACGTATCAGGCCAGGCGTTTTATCAGGCATGTTCTGATCTATCTGATGCTTTAGCAAACGGAAGACTAGTGCACTCAGGCCAGGCAGACCTGGTGCAGCATTTAAATAACTGTGCAGCTAAAACAAACGACGCTGGCTGGAGAATCATTCGTAGAAAATCGGCAGGCGATGTCACAGCAGCTATTAGTCTTGCAATGGTGGCAAGTGAATTAACTAAGCCACAACGAACCGCCCAGATTATTGTCTAACTTGCACTATATGTCCGTTTTTAGTATATTATGTAGATATGGGTCTATTGTCTGCTTTGGGTATAAACAAAAAAACTGAGTCTGTCCAAGCACAATACGCCCCAGCCATTATGGACACGGCCTACGGGTACGGTTCCTTTACAACTGGTGTCGGTAATTTTCCTGGCGGTTTAGATCGCAATTATGCAATGCAGGTTCCAGCGGTTAGCCGTTGCAGAAACTTAATAGCTGGTGTAGTTTCTTATCTACCGCTTAAACTTTACAAGAAGTCAAGTGGTGAGGTACTGGGGAGTCCTCTTTGGTTAGAACAGCCAGACTATCGGCAGCCACGATCCGTCACTATCAGTTGGACTGTCGATAGCCTCCTCTTCTATGGCACGGCCTTCTGGCGTGTCACAGAACTCTACGCCGACGACTTAAGACCATCTCGTTTTGAGTGGATTGCTAATAACAGAGTTACATTTACAACCAATAAATTTGGCACCGAGGTTAGCGAATATTTTATTGATGGTGAAAGAGCACCTATGTCGGGTATTGGCTCTCTTATTACATTTCAAGGACTTACACAAGGCGTGTTACAAACTGCAGCTCGCACTATTCAAAGCGCATTAGATATCGAAAAGGCTGCAGCCGTATCTGCACAAACGCCCGTACCGTCTGGCTATATTAAGAATACAGGAGCAGATTTACCAGAGCAACAAGTATCTGGATTACTAGCTCAATGGAAGCAAAGCAGACTAAATAGATCGACCGCATATTTAACTAGCACGTTGAGTTATGAAACTACAGGGTTTTCACCTAAAGACATGATGTACAACGAGGCGCAACAGTACCTTTGCACCCAAATAGCCAGGGCCATGAATATTCCAGCCTACATGATCAGCGCCGACATGAATAACAGTATGACCTATCAAAACATTATTGACGGCCGTAAAGAGTTCGTGGCTTATTCTTTGCAACCGTTTATTTGTGCGATTGAGGACAGACTTAGCATGGATGATATTACGCCAAGAGGGCATGTTGTTAAATTTGCAATCGAGGAGTCCTTTTTACGTGCAGACACAATCAAGCGCTTAGAAGCATTAGAGAAAATGCTGGCATTAGGTTTAATAGACGTTGAAGATGCTAAAGAAATGGAAAACATGACACCTAACGGAAGAGAAGTTGAAGATGATACTTACATTCAGTAGCCAGATTGAAAGCGCCGATGGCGAGCGCAGAATTATAGCTGGCAAGATTGTGCCCTACGAGCAAGTTGGCAATACCTCAGTTGGCAAGGTCGTATTTGCTAAAGATTCAATCGAGATAGGCGATCCTGGCAAGGTTAAAATGCTTATGCAGCACCGCCCAGAAAAACCAATCGGCAGAATGCAGAATTTCAATAAAACCGAAGACGGCATTTACGCATCGTTTAAAATTAGCGCAAGCATGCAAGGCCAAGACGCTTTAATCCTTGCTGGCGAGCAATTAATAGACGGCTTGTCCGTCGGAGTTGACGTAAACAAGTCAATTCAGAAGAAAGATTATCTATATGTAACCAGCGCCAGCCTGCGTGAAGTAAGCCTGGTGGAATCGCCAGCGTTTGCGGCTGCGCAAGTAACTAAAGTTGCTGCTAGTGAAAACGAAGCAGAGACACCAATCGAAACTAAAGAAAGCGAGGCTCCTGTGGAAGATTTAGCAACAGCGCCACAAGAAGCAAAGGCAGAGGCTGCTACTCCTACAGTAGAAGCCGCACGCCCAGTTATTACAGCACCACTTATCCAGACATCTGTACGTTCGCCAATTACATCTATGGCCTCATATACAGAGCACAAAATTAAGGCTGCTTTAGGTAACGATGATTCAAAACTGTACATTGCTGCAGCTGACGACTCATTCACAACCAACCCAGCATTTTCTCCAACTCAATATCTAAGCGAGTTTGTAACTAATACCCGCTTTGGAACTCCAGCAATCGATGCTTGTTCACAAGGAACACTTCCAACTAGCGGAATGTCGATTTCAGTGCCCTCACTTGTTACCAGCGTTGGTGGCGGTTCAGGTGTAGCACCAGAAGTGACTGTAGAAGCGGAAGCTGGCGCAGTAGCAAATACAGGCATGGAAACACAATATTTAACTGGCACAGTATCTAAGTACGCTGGTATGAATACACTGAGTGTGGAATTGCTTGAGAGATCAGATCCTAACTTTTATGCAGAACTTACAAAGCAACTTGAGTATGCATATTTGAAGCGCTTAGATCAGACTGTATTAGCAGCTTTGATCCAAGCAAGTGCTAATGGTACAAATACAACTGCAGACCTCGATGGTATTGTTGCATTCGCAACAGAAGGCGCACGCACTATCTACACAAACACTGGCTATTTCGCACAGAATTACATCGCTAACCCAGCACAATGGGGTGCGTTAATTGGTGCGCAAGATACAACAAAGCGCCCAGTATTTAATGCGTTACAACCAATGAACGCAGCTGGACAAGTTACACCATCATCTATCCGTGGCAACGTGCTAGGACTTGATCTATATGTAGACAAGAACTTCACAGCAACTACATTTGATGATGATTCAG